GTATCCCGTCCGCGAAAACGTGGCGCGCAAGATCGACGGCACTGTCGCCATCATCCTCGGCATGGCTCGTCTCATGGCGCTCGAACTCGAAATGTACGTCGGCACGGAGGTACGGTACGCGTGAAACTGCTTCGTCTTCTTCACAAGCTCAGCTTTGACCTGGTGTTTCTCTCAGGCTGCGCGGTCTTCGTCTACGGGCTGTCGCTCGCCTGGCGGCCGCTGGGCTTCATCGTGGGCGGAATCGTGCTCGCCGCGATCGCCTTCTTCGCCGGCTATCAGCATCGCGTTCAGGATGCGCAGCGCGCAGAGAGTGAGGAGTAAATGGGTCTCATTCAAAACATCAGTCGCGGCGCTATCAGCTTCCGCGCCGATGTGAGCGGAACGCCGGCAGCCTGGGACGATTACTGGTACTCGCCGATCGGCTTCTCTTCGGCGGCCGGCGTCCGCGTCAATGCCGACAGCGCAAAGCGTATCGCAACGGTCCTCGCATGCGTGGGCGTCATCAGCCGGAATCTGGGCATGATGCCGTGCAAGATCTTCACTCAAGGGCCAAACGGCGCGACTCGCCTGGTCGACCATCATCCCGTGTACGACCTGCTCTACTCGCGGCCGAACTCGCAGCAGACAGCCTACGAGTTTAAGCAGATGATGCAGGGGCACGTCGAGCTGCGCGGCAACGCTTACGCCGAGATCAAGGAAGGGCCGCGCGGTCCCGTCGACCAGCTCCTGCCGATGCATCCGGATCGCGTCCGCGTCGAGCGCATGCTTCCGAGCGGCCGGCTGCGCTATCGCTACGACGATCCGCTGCTCGGCAGAACGCGCAACTTGATGGAAGAAGAAGTCTTCCACCTGCGCAACTTCTCCGACGACGGCGCGACCGGGCAGAGCACTGTCGCGATGGCCATCGACGTGCTCGGCGTCGCGCTCGCGCAGCAGGACTACATCTCGCGCTTCCTGAAGAACGACGCGCGGCCGCCGATCGTCTTCGAGCGGCAAACTGCGCTCTTTAAGTCGAAGGACCAGGAAGACGGCTTCATCGACTCCTGGCAGAAGGGCAGCACGCAAGAGAACCGCGGCAAGGCGCGGCTCCTGCCCGTGGGCATGACGGCGAAGGCGCTCGGCGTCAATCCGTCCGATCAGCAGCTCCTGGACTCGCGCAAGTTTTCCCGCATCGAGATCTGCTCGCTCTTCGGAGTTCCGCCGCATCTGGTCGGCGAGACCGAAAAGACAGCGACGTACGCGAGCGTCGAGCAGTTCAACATCATGTACGCCGTGCACTGCATCCTGCCGCGGCTTGTGATGTGGGAGCAGGCAATTCAGCGTGATCTGCTCACGTCGAGCAGGTACTTTGCGAAGTTCTCCATGGGCGCGCTCCTCCGTGGAGACACGGCCAGCCGTTTCGCCGCATATCACACCGCCATCGGCGACGGCTGGCTTTGCCAGGATGAGGTTCGTGCTCTCGAAGACATGAACCCCATTCCCGGCGGGCACGGGCGCTACTTCTACCGGCCGGCGAATTGGGTCCGGCTCGACCAGGGCGTACAGAGCGCGCTGCCGGCATCCACGGCAGAGACCACGACGGACGATCCGAACTCCGGCGAGTCCGGACCGAATTCGGCGAACGTAACAGAGCATCTGCGGCTGCTCGCGGCGGGCGTCGCCGATCGCTGCGTACGTAAAGAAGTGGGCGGGCTGCGCAAGATGATCGAGCGCGGCGCGACCGATTACGAGATTGAGCAGTTCTACGCGGACCAGCAGAAGTTCGTCGCGCAGGCCTTCAATCTCGAAGGTGACCGCATCGTCCCGATGCGGCAGGCATACTTCGATCGCGCCGGCGAGATCTGCGGGCTTCTCGCATCCGGTGACAAGGGCGCGGCATACGAGTACATCGATCGCCTGGCGGCTCGCGAGCCGCTGCGCCTGGCGAGCTGCGTAGTGAAAGGGGTAACGGCTTGAGCTATCACGAGACTCTGCGGCGTGCTCTTCGGGGTACGACCTGGTTTGTTCACGAGCCGAAGATGCGCGAGCTGCTCGCCTTCTTCGAAATGCGTTTCAGCGGCGGCCGCGCTGACGCCGAAACACTGGTGCGCTACCGGGCGGAGAACCAGGCGCGCAAAGAGCGGGCGATGGAGCTGCTCGCGATCTCTGCGTACAAAGACGATGAAGACTTCGCCCGCATGCAGGCGGCGCGCGCGGAGAAGGTTTCGCAGAACGCAGCCGGCGCCGTCGCCGTCATCCCGGTCTATGGCGTCATTTGTCACCGCGGCGACATGTTCTCCGACTTCAGCGGAGGATGCTCGACGGAGAAGCTGACGCAGCAGATCCGCCAGGCGATCAACGATCCCAGCGTCAAGGCGATCGTGATGGACTTCGATACGCCGGGCGGATCCACGGACGGCGTCGACGAACTCGCAGCCGAGATCTACGACGCGCGGAAGAAGAAGAGCATCTCGGCAGTGTCAAACTCGCTCTGCGCATCGGCCGGCTACTACCTGGCCGCGCAGTGCACGGAGGTCTGTGTCTCGCCGAGTTCGATGACGGGCTCGATCGGCGTGTACTGCGAGCACGATGACTACTCCGGCGCGCTGGAGCAGGCCGGCGTCAAGATCACGCTCATCTCGTACGGCGAGAACAAAACGGCGGGCAACAGCGCCGAGCCGCTCTCCGACAGCGCTCGCGAGCATCTGCAGGAGATGGTCGACGCCTTCGGCCTGAAGTTCGAGAAGGCCGTCGCGCGCGGCCGCGGCGTGAAGCTCGAAGATGTCCAGAAGAACTTCGGGCGGGGCCGGATCTGGACGGCGGAGCAGGCCGTGAAGCAGGGTCTCGCCGATCGCGTCGCAACACTCGATGACGTACTCGCGAAGTACGGCGTCTCGCGCAGTCCTGGTACCGGATCCCGGGCGGCCGTCGATACTCCGGCGCCGGCCGCGGAAGGTGAGCTGCAGCGCGCGCAGGCCGAGCGGAAGCGCGCCCTCCAACTCGCAGGCTTGTAGGGACCGTTGGCGCAGTGAGGACGATACCGCCCAATGGAGGGCAAATGGAAGAAACAATCAGCATTCCGAAATTCTTGCTCGATCGCATCTGCGGCATGGTGTACGCGACTCGCGGTGAGCAAAGCCGACTAGACTACATCACCGACAAAGAATATGGCGAACTGGTGCGTCTACGGCACAGCGGTCACGGCGCGATTGAAACTGTTCTTACGGCGTTGGGCGGCAAGTAACGTCGCGATCGATCCCGTCGTTCCTACTAATTTGTTTTCAAGGCTCGCCATCTGGCGGGCCTTTTCCTTTGGGGCCGATGCTCCGCGATGGCGCCTGCAACGCTCTCCGATGAGAGTCTGCCGCGGCGCTCCACCATTCAACCCGAGCAGTACAGGAGAACGAATCATGTTGAAGAAGTTGCGGCAGATGCTCGCAGACATGCGCGCGAAGGCGGAAGCGATCAACAAGCTCGCCGAGTCCGAGAATCGCACTCTCACCGATGCCGAGCAGACTGAGTTCAAGGGCTGCATCGACGAGTGCAACAAGCTGAAGCAGCAGATCGCCGACCAGGAGAAGCTGCTGGAGATCGAGCGGAACACGCCTTCGAGCGCGTCGACCACGATCGAAGTCGGCAAGGATCTGCGGACGGAGAAGCCCTGGGGCTCGCTGGTCGAGCAGATGGCCGCGGTTCGCAATCACGCGACCAGCCGCGGCGTGCAGACGGATCCGCGCTTGATGGCGGCCGCGCTCGGCGGCAATGAGTCGGTTGACGCGGAAGGCGGCTTCCTGGTCGCTCCGGAGTTCGCGCCCGGCGTCTGGCAGCGGACCTACGAGGCATCGGAGCTGGCTTCGCGTTGCTTCGATCAGCCGATGACGGTCTCGAATCGCTTGACGGTCAACGCCGTCGACGAAGATAGCCGTGCAGACGGCAGCCGCTTCGGCGGACTCCAGTCGTTCTGGCTCGGCGAGACGGGCATCTACACGCCGTCGCAGCCGAAGTTCCGCCAGGTCGAGTTCGTCGCGAAGAAGCTCATCGCGCTCACGTACGCGACCGAAGAGCAGCTCGCGGACGGGCCGGCATTCGCGTCCTACGTTGACAAGACCGTTCCGCTGGAACTCGCCTTCCGCGTGGACGACTCGATTTACAACGGCACGGGCGCCGGCATGCCTCTCGGCTTCACGAAGGCCGGCGCGCTGCTGACGATCGCGAAGGACGCCGGCGATGCGGGCGGCACGGTCACGTTCAACGCGAAGGACGTGATGAACATGTGGAAGCGCTTCTGGGCGCCTTCGCGCAAGAACGCCGCCTGGTTCATCAACCAGGACTGCGAATCCACGCTCTGGGATCTCACTCGCGGTTCGGGTACCGCCGTCGAGCTGCTCTATACCGGGCCTGGCGAGCGGGGCAACAACTCGCCTTACGGCGTGATGTTCGGCCGCCCGGTCATCCCTGTCGAGTTCGCTGCGACGCAGGGCACGCCGGGCGACATCGTCCTGGCCGATCTCTCGCAGTACTACCTGGCTCGCCGCTCCGGCGTCGAGATGGGCACTTCGATCCATGTCCAGTTCCTGACCGATCAGCAGGCCTTCCGCTGGAAGCTCCGCATCGACGGCCAGCCGATCTGGAAGAAGCCGCTCACGCCGAAGAACGGGACGAACACGCTGTCGCCGTTCGTCGCTCTGGCGACCCGCTCGTAGTTTCCGGTCTGACATCGCCGCCGCGGTCCGTTGACGCGGCGGCATCCACTCTTCAACTTCCTATCCGGAAGAAAGGAACTTGCTATGTCCCTTGGCATCTACACGGCGCAGAAGGAGCATGTCGTAAACATTCTGCCGCCCGTCGATGTAACAGGCGGGAAGACCAGCCAGGCTTTCTCGATGGCCGGTGCGTCCCACGCAACCATCATCCTGCAGATCGGCGTGAGCGCTGCAGCTCCGACCGGCGTCACCGTCCAGGCTGGTACCGCGACGGCCGCCGTGGGCGCATCTGTCGCCGGCGCCGCCGCGATTCCGTTCGATCTCTTCAAGCAGGAGACCGCGGGCGCTGCGAACGATGTGCTCGGCGCTCGCGTTGCCGCTACCACGTCGGGGTTCGTTCCGTCCGCGAACGACGGCATCTTCTACGTCATGGAAATCGACGCCGAAGATCTGCCGGCCGGCAGCCCGTACGTGCAGCTCAACATCGCGAACGCCGCAAACAGCGTCATCGCGAGCGCTGTCGCGATCCTGTCGGGTATCCGCTACGCGGGCGAGTCGAACCCCACCGCAACCGCCTAACTGCTGCAGCCCGGCGCCGCTCATCCAGGGCGCCGGACACGGCCGGAGTGTCCCATGCTCATTCGCGAGAAAGACGGTCTGTATGCCGGCGAGATCCGCGAGTTCCCGTCGCATATCGCGCTGGAGCTGATAGCGGCCGGGCGCGCAGAGAATCCCTTTAACGAAATCGAAGACTCGCCGGAAGAACGGGCGGCTCTCGCGAGCGCGGCCGCTCCGGAGGTTTCGAACAAACAAGCGCAGAGCCGCAGAAGGGGCCGCTAGATGCAAGACATGCAGCTCATCGCGCCGCCGATCGCGGATCCCGTCACGCTCGCCGAAGTGAAGCTGCAGCTCGGCTTCGGTCCGATGCAGGACTCCGATCGAGCGGCGTCGCAGATCTTGAACGACACGCTGCGCCGGCACATCCGCGCGGCAACCCGGGAGTGTGAGAGTTACGCGCGCCGCGTATTCGTCACGCAGCGATGGCTGCTGCGCATGTACGGCTTCCCGGGCAAGGATTGGCGCTACAACTGGAACGGCTATCCGACGATCACCCTGCCGAAGCCGCCGTTTCAATCCATCGACTTCGTCAAGTACGTCGACACGGCCGGCCAGGTGCAGGATCTTCCGCTCGATACCACGTACGGCAACGGAGGTCTGCAGTACGGCTACCAGCTCCACCGCGGCAGCGAGACGGAGCCGGGGCGCCTGTTCTCCGGCTGGGCGCGTCCCTGGCCGCCGACGCGCATGGTCCCGTCGAACGTTATGGTGCAGATCCGCTGCGGATACGGCGGACCGATCACCGCGACGATCGCTGCGAACTCGAAGGCGCTGCAGCTCGACGGCTTCAAGTTCAATCCGGACGATGCGCCGCTTATGGCCGGCGACACGGGTACGCCGATCTCGATTCCTGGCGCCGGCAAGAGCGGCGGCCAGCTCAACACGTTCGTCGCCGCGGTCGACGCGAGCGGGAATGCAACTCTGAAGGACGCCGCGCTGACGGCCGTGACCAGCATGCCTGGCTGGCAGGGCTGGCCGGTTCCTG